CGCAAGTAACGATTGCTACAGCGTCAATTCCTACTGAGGCGTTCTGTACCCTTGTGCCTTCACAAGTAACGCTTGCAGAGCAGTTTATGCTTGCACTTGCATATTGAATTAGGTAGCCATCAGCCGTTACTGTTGCACTACCATTTACTGCCGCTACACCTAACTGAACCCTAGTAGCGTCTGCTGTAACAGTTGCAGAAGCGCTCACGGACGCATAAGCATCCCATAGGGTTACTGAGGTTTCGTAAAGTGAACTATCGAGTGTGAGTGTTAAATCATCAATGCTAGACTTTAAATTGTCTAGCGAGTCAATCGTCCACGGAGGCAGTAAATCAGCCATTTCACGCCAATGTGACGCTCAATGAACCAGCAGCAATACGGAACACATCGCCAGTAGCAATCGTCTTAGACGCATCTAGTGGAGAGTGATACAGCAAGTTGCCAGCAGTAGAAGCATCACGAATACCAATGTAGGCAACAGTACCCCATGAGCCACCAGCTTGAGGAAACTCAATAGCCGCAGAGTTGGTAGTCGCACCATTGCTAGGCGCACCAAATGTAATGGACTGACGAGCGTAGCTAGTGCCAGATACCTCAGTACCTGTGTCAGCGTCTGTTGGGTCAGAAGTGTAGAGAGCCAAGTACACAGTTGTTGGTGCTGTGTAGGATGTTGCTCTCAATGTGCCGTTAATCAGCGCATTTTCAAGATAGTTGCTTAATTCTGCCATGGTTTCACCTTGAAGTTAATTTCATTGCTAAAGGAACACCAGAGTACTGAGTATTTTCATCAGACTTGGTGAGTGTGGTAATCGCTCTGTCATACATAGAACCCCATGTATTGATTCGTGCGTCATTCATAAGATAAGGCTCTGCCTCAAGCAAAGACGCATACAAGAGTGCATCAGGTGCGATATTCAAAAACACGTTAGATGTATTTGAGCTAGACAGATATGCAGGGGCTGCGTAGTACAAGAGCCTTAGTGTGTAAACGCCATCAGGTACAGGCGCTAACAAAAACTCATTAGCCAAGATTGTGTAAGACTTAGGAACACCAACTTGTGATGCTACAGGGTCATTAGACAAGATGGATGGGCTAGAGTAACTGAGTGGTGTGATTGGGTTTGTCAATGCGACAAAATCACGAATCTCTAAGAAATCGCTAGGTACTTCAACAGTAGAGTCACCAGACACAGAGGAAGTCGTTACAGACTTCAACATCTGGCGAACACGCAATTCTCTGCGGAGACGATTCTCAGCAAAGGTAATGAAGTCAGGAATCTGAGTGGTCAGATCAGACCGAGCTAGATAACCTGCAATTGAGGTTTGTAAATCAGAGTATGTTGCGAAACTCATACTACTCCAGTCCGAGTTCTAAAAACTCTGTTGTCTCTTTCGTTTAACCACGCCTTGAATCGCTTTTCATCAAGAACAGCAAAGCCACGCATGATGCCTTGTTTGTTTAGATCGTCAATAACAGTCATTGGAATTGAAGCAATCTTGTTGCCAAACAACTCATCAGACCATTTTGCTCTCTCGTCATAAGAGTTGTACTCTTTTTTATTCTGCTCAATGATGTCAGAAATGTCTTGGCGAGTTTCAATAATGATGCCGCCATCACCATCAGCATGAACAGCAGTTTGTCTAAAGTTTTGCATATCTTAATTCTAACAGTTTGGCTAGAAAAGAAAATGCCCCAGAGGGTTAGTCTGAGGCATTTTTTAGGTCACACCAGATTAAGGTGTCAAGTCAGCAATGATGCCGTGAGCAGCTTCGTTCTTAACTTCCAAAGTGTACTCAACCAACAGTTGTGTTGACTCATTGTCGCCAGTCACAGCCAACTCATTGGTCTGGAAAGGACGCAAGTAAGCAACAGCAGCCATGTCGGGGTCAAGCACAAATGCTGTCTCATCGCATGAGTTGGTAGAAGACATCATACGATTCGGAACGACAGAAATTGAACCGAAGTCGCTCAAATAAATATCCGCAGCGCTGATGATAGTGGTGGGGGTATTTGAAGGAGCCATGAAGCGTTGAGCAGCAATACCAGCAAAAGCAGAAACAGCTTGCTTGTGTGCGGGGTTGACCATCAACACTTTAGGATTGCCACCTGCGGCATACACTTCTTTAACAACAACCTTCAGGATGTCTTCTGTAAAAGTGCGGTTTGTGCCGTTGGTACGAGCAGTAGTGCCAGAAGCGCCAGCAGAACCACTTGTACCGAAGTCACCATTGGTAGCCAACCATGCTTGCAGACCGCCCAATTTACGAGCAGTAGTAGAGTCACCATTGGTAGCGATCTGGTTGCTCAACAGGGTTGTCTCCATGTCGCGCTTAATTTCGCTAGATGCTTTAGCCAAGTTATAAGCCTTTTCAGATTTACGACCAGCTTTGTCAACAGCTTGCAAAGTGCCAGAAATTTTCACAGTTTTCTGAGAAATCTGTGTGCGGTTACCAACGCGAGTGGTTGGAGACATGGTGGCATCAGTTGCCGTAGCACCTTCGACTGCATAATTAGATAAAGTGCTTGCGGAAAGTGAGTCCGTTTGCCATTCATGATAAACAGCAGTTGCCTTAGTCTTGCCAATAGAAGACATGAAAGGTGTGTCTGTGGGGCTGATGTTATAGATAACATCGGAGAGGTCTTCACGCTGACCAATAGCGGTGTAGGTTTGATAGGTAGCCATTTTAAAACTCCAAAATTAAAAGAATCGTTCAAATGCTTTGGCTGCGTCTGTGACTTTTCCAGTCTGACGCAATCTCTGCATAGCGTTTTTATCTTGTGACGACTTAGTAGGCGGGGCTGAAGTTCCAGAACGCATCATCTTGGGAGCAGCTTGAAGTTTCTTGGTAACCTCTGGCTTACTCTTTTGAAGTTGAGCATACTTCATTCCGTTATACAAAGTCAGCACAGCACGACTGTCATACAGTTGACCGAGTTCTTGGTCAGTCCATCCAACAGATTTCGCATAGTCACGGATTTGTTTCCGAACCGCATCACCCTGTGGAGTGGCTAACTCAGGAATCAGACTGGTTAACTTCTCAGACTCATGACGGAGATGGTTTTGCAGAGAGGCTTGGTGCTCGGCTTGTTGCTGTTGGGCAAGGCGTTGCTTTTCGGCTCTAACTACTGCTAACTGCTTCTCTCGCTGACTCTGTTCAGCTACCGCTACGGCATAGCCAATAGGGTCTGTTTCCTTTAGAACATCTAAGTTAACACCCTGATCTTGTTGCGTAAGGAAGCTATCCAACGCTTGCAATTTCTGGGCGTATGCTTGTCGCTCTTGTTTCACATACTCTAAGTGTTGGCGTTCAGCTTCGAGAGCCTTACGTTGTTCAGCTAGAGCCTGAGACTTTTTAGTGTAGTCCGCACCTTGTTGATAACCCTTGATAAGTTCGTCAAGTTCTACCTCAACTTCCTCACCACTTGCCTTGACTTTATATCTTGGCTTGGGCTGTTCTTCCTCAGATTCCTCTGAGTATTCAACTTCATCACTCGCCTCAAGTTCTTCTGTTTGTTCTTCAGATTGGCCTTGTTCGGCTTCGTCAGAATCACCCATCAGACCTTCAAACGCTGAAGCGGCTTGGTTTACATTTAGGCTTTCACTCCCGCTTGGGTTGGTGTTTTCCATGTGTCATCTCAAAAATCGCCAGAAACCTTCTGGACGGAGGGCAGGGTTTCCCCTACAGAATTTTCCACTTTTTCTCTTTGATTAAGGTCTCCGAGGCCAAGCCTTCTAGGTGTCCTGTAATCAATTCAATCGTCTTGATATGGCGATAAGCGTCTTCTCTTACACCAATATCAGAACTACTTGTGTTAATTATCACACTAATCTGTTCTTTTTTCAAATTATCTATGACTTCTTTGAAAAAGTCATCATTCAATAGGTTTTTAGCCCACTGAGCCTGTTGGTGTTTGTCCATATTGGCTTTGAATTCCTGCAATTACATCGTTGATTGAAACATTCTGAGTAGGCATAGATGTTCGGGTATTCCCTAGTATGCCCATCAATTGATTGAAGTCCATGTTACTTGGGTTTGTTGGCATGGATGGCATTGCAGGGGCTTGACCATAATTAGGGTCTAGCAACTTTTCCCATTGAGTGCCTTGAAGCATCTCTTTGTTGCCAAAGTCGATAGGTGCTAGAGGTGTGAACTCTGCTACGCCTGTAGGCTTAATTGGGCTTGTCCAGTCAGTAGGGACAGGAACGATAGGATAACCACCGCTACCACTACCAGAGTCACTTATCGCTTTAGCACCACCTGCCAATGTTGCACCGATACCTGCAAGACGAATTGTGTCAGATACGCTTAGTGGAAACTTAGAAGCAGCCGCACCAGCCGTATCACCCGCTAATTTAGCCGCTACTGAGTCTGGTGTTATTCCACCAGCCGCACCTGTAAAGACACCGCTACCGCCAGTTAGAGCAGTATTTGTAGCTGTTGGCGCACCAGTAGCCAAAGCGTTACCAAGTTCAGTAGCGCCAGCAGAGCCGCCTGAACCGCCTAAAGCCATGTCTAGTTGAGCAAGCTCTGCCTCTGTCATGCCACCGACTGCACCTGTATTGATAGCAGAAGACAATTCTCCACCAAATGTCGGGTCAAATACAGACTCTAGTAAACCTGCGCCACCACTAGCACCGCCAGCCAAAGCAGCACCAAGTTCAGCCGCGCCCAAAGAGCCACCTGCACCGCCTAAAGCTAAGTCTAATGCCGCAAGTTCAGTCGCACTCATTCCCGCGCCAGCAGCACCTGCCGCACCTGTGCCAAACAATTCACCTAACATTGGCGCACCCAAACCTAAACCTGCAATAGCAAGAAGTGGCGCATACTCTTTCAAATCAGAACTTGATGCACCAGTTGTATAGAAAACTGGAGTGCCATCAGGAGTAAAATCTACTCGATAGCCTGTGTTTCCTTTGCCTTCATAAGTACCGCCAAATGCGTTGCTTCCTGTTTCGTATTTATTTTCAACAGCTTGACCAGTTTCCTTGTTGCCAAATGTGGTTAGTCCCGTGTCTGCAACTAACTTACCATTTACTGTTTTAGTTTTTGATGGGTCAACTGGCTCGTAATAAGTGCCACCAACTTCACCACCACGATCTCTAAGAACACCATAAACATTTTCTAGTTTGGCATCCTTGGGAACAGCAACCATCCGAGTTTCAGGATATGTGTCATCTCCACCATCTCCATAATTCCTCGTTATCATTTTCCCTGTAGGCTCATTAACATAACTAGAAGTTTTACCATTTTCATCAGTTTGGGTAAAAACTTGTTGTCCGTTATAAAGTGTTTTAATCACCTCTACTGGCTCATACTGTGTAATTTTGCCAAACTGCTTGATGTCGGTAATGCCAGCATCAGCCAAAAGTTTAGCCATGTCCTTGGTTGCAGAATCCACGCCATAGCCACCAGACCACTTTGACGAAGTACCTTGAGATTGGATTTGCTTAATCAGATCATCAATAGCAGCCATGATTAACCCTTAATCTCTACGTTAGAAGTGATACCAGCACCAACCTTCAT